AGGAGGAAAAGGAGGAGGAGGAAAAAATAGAAGATGAAAAACCAAAGAAAAAAGGAAAAAAGGAACCAAAAGAAAAAAAACCAAAGAAAGGAGAGAAAAAAATAGTGGAAAAAGAAACGATCGATTTAGCAAAAGTGAAATTGGGAGAATGGGAAGCACATCTTCCTAAACCCGAAAAAAGAATTGTAAAAACACCTTTTTACTTGAATAATCGTAAAAAATTCGTTCAAAAATTAAATGATCTTTTTGCTAAATACCGATTAGAAGAAGATGCTAGTGAGATTTCATGTAGTGCTTTAAGAAAAAGTAGCACTGGCGATTTTGTTCCGTTAATGCATCAAAAAGTAATTCGTGATTATTTAAATTTATATACTCCTTATCGTGGAATTTTATTATATCATTCTTTGGGATCTGGTAAAAGTTCCAGTAGTATCGCAATTGCAGAAGGATTCAAGTCTGAAAAAAAAATATATGTCATGTTGCCAGCATCACTAAAAACGAATTATTGGGTAGAAATACAAAAAGCGGGAGATCCATTATACAAGAAAAACCAATATTGGGAATTTGTAGATAAACCAGAACTATTTCCCATGTTAGCGAAAGCTCTCCATTTGTCCATGGAAGAAATCCGGAAAAGACGCGGAGCATGGATGGTGGATATAAGAAAATCCCCTAATTACAATGAATTGACCCAAGAAGAACAAGCCGCAGTAGATATTCAAATCCAAGAAATGATACAAACGAAATATGTAGATATACATTACAACGCTCCCAATTTAAAGAAAATCGTAGAGGATTTAATCAAACAAAAAAACGGGAAAAATCCATTTCATCATACCGTCGTAATTATCGACGAAGCACATAATTTCATCAGTCGTATTGTAGGTAAATTAAAAACCGCCAATGCGATTTTCTCTCGTTTATATCATTTACTAATGGATGCAGAAGATTGTCGTGTTGTTTTATTATCGGGAACACCAATAATTAATTATCCGCACGAAATGGCAGTCATGTTTAATCTTTTACGGGGATATATCAAAACGTGGTCTTTCAAAGTAGTCGTTTCTATCAATAAAGAAGTCACCCAAAAGACGATTCTCTCTATTCTTGAGAATGCAGGATTAAAAACCTATGATTTTATTCAATATGCCAATAATAAACTGATTCTTACGAGAAATCCATTTGGATTTTCCAATGTTATTAAAAAGGAGGAAGCTGTCAAAAAAGGTGGGAGAAAAACTATTCATGTAAAAAAAAATCCAAATGCAAACAAAAGTAAAAAGAAAGGCCAAATTCAAACAGGTGGAATTGGTGCAGAAATGGTGAATTATAAAGGTGTTACGAAAAATCCAGATTACATGACCAATGTAGAATTTATCAAAGAAGTCATTGAAATTATGGGCAAAAATGGAATTGTTCTAAAACCCTTGGAAGAAAAGTCGAAAGATATATTGGAACCGAGTTTAGAAAAAGCATTGTATGATAATCCGGACAAATTTCGAGAGACATTTATAGAAGAAACGATTACTGAAAAAGATAAAAGTATTCTCCTAAATGTCAATGTTCTTAAAAACCGTATATTAGGACTCACCTCTTATTTCCGTTCTGCCCAAGAAAAATTACTACCGAATATTATTCCAAATGAAAAGGGGGAAGATATTCATGTAGTCGAAGTTCCCATGAGTGATTACCAATTGAGTAAATATGCAATTATTCGTAAAGAAGAATATGAAAAAGAATCCAAGGCAGCAAAACGTAAAAAATTAGCAGCACCCACCAGACCAGGCGCAATGAATGCAAAAGATTTATTTAGTATGGCATCTTCCTATCGCATTTTTTCGAGAGCATCTTGTAATTTCGTATTTCCAGAATCGATCGAGAGACCGAGACCACCTTCTAAATTCCAAGACGAAGAAGTAATAGAAAAAGATATAAGTGAATCGGAAATTGTAGATGGAGAGGAGGAAGAAGTGGTAAAAGAAGTAGAACCTACAGAAAAAAAAGAAACCGAAAACAATTACCAAACACAGATTTTAGAAACAATGCAAGAAATGAAAAAAAATAGTAAAAACATTTTTACAAAAGATAAATTGAGAGAATATTCGCCTAAATTCCTGGAAATGGTGAACAATATCCAAAATCCCGAATATGACGGATTACATTTAGTGTATAGTAATTTCCGAACGTTAGAAGGAATTGGAATTTTCCAAATGGTTTTAGAAGAAAATGAAATGGAAGAATTCAAGATCCAGAAAAAAGGGGGATTTTGGACGATGGAGGTAAAACAAGATTCTCTCAACAAACGCCGTTTTGTTTTATATACTGGAACCGAATCCGAAGAACAAAAAGAAATCATACGTAATATTTACAATGGTTCATGGGAATCCCTTTCGAGAGAATTGAGAGAAGCTTTAGAAGAATTGGATACTACCGGAAATAAAAACGCAGATGGTTCGATAATCCAAGTATTTATGATTACATCCGCGGGAGCCGAAGGTATTAATCTACGTAATACTCGTTATGTTCATATTATGGAACCTTATTGGCATAATGTCCGTTTAGAACAAGTCATTGGACGTGCCAGAAGAATATGTAGTCATGAGGATTTACCAAAAGAAAAACGCACGGTTCAAGTATTTGTCTATTTATCCGTCATGAGTGAATTACAGAAAAAGAGTGATAAATACACGGAGTTACGTATCCATGACGTTTCGAAATTAGATGCAGGAAAAGCAATTACAACCGATGAAAACCTATTTGAAATTGCGAGTTTCAAAACGAAAATCAATAGTCAATTTCTAAAAGTCATCAAAGAAACCGCTGTAGATTGTTCTCTCTATGTTGCGAAACATAATGAAAAAGAAAAAACGCCATTAGTATGTTATGGATTTGGAAAAGTAAATAGTAACGAATTTGCAACGCACCCTATTTTAGAAACGGATTTGAAAGAAGCACCGGTTGGTCCGGAAGTAAGAGTAGAGAGATTCACCGGGAAAGTGGTTACGGTAAATGGTATTAAATATGCATTGAATCCCGCTACAAATGAATTGTATAATTTAGCCAATTACAAGAATAAGATACTTACGTTTGAAGGTATGTATAATCCATTAAAGAAAGACGTGGTAGAAACCGCCGTTGAAAACAGGCCCATTATAAAAGAAAAGAAAGTGAAAGAAACGGTTCCTGGTCCTGGTCCAAAAGAAACGGGAAGAATGATGGAAGTCTTTGATTTAGCAAAAATAGGGGAAATCGATGTAAAAGACAATAAAATCAATGCTTCTCTCGAAATGAAACCTAAAAACAATCCCATTTTACTTTTCTTTCCAACACGTTTAAAACCATCGTTTTTCCCATTTGTAACCAATGAAAAAGAGCTCCAAATCTACGTAAAAACGGCATGTAATATAAATCCACCCGTAGATAATTATACTGCTAAATACAATCAAGATAAATTCGAGAGTCCCATATACCAAAATATGCAAAAGAAAAGTATATTAACAACCATCGATTATGTTTTCCAGAAAATGAAAATGGGAGTATTTATCCGTATTCAAAACAATGTATTAACGAATTTCATGCCACTTTACAATTTAGATTATGTGAATGATTTCTCTCAACTTTTACAATTTAAAAACAACATGACCGCTAAAGAATATTTTGCGAAAAAGGATCCAAAAAACAGAGGAAAATGGAATTACGATCTCTCGAAATGGGTTGCAACCGGATGTCTTTTACGAAATGAAGCCGAAGATGATTCTCCCACTTTAGCGTATTTATCTGCTTTTTACGATATGATTACAGAAACTTGTCATGCAAGAAAAGTAGCAGATTGTATTTTTTTACTGAATCGTAAAGATTTTCCTTATTTAGACAAAACCTGGAATGAATCCTTTACAGATATTTACGGAGAGGATAAACCGATGAAAGAACCATGGAAAAATGAGTCATTTGTTCCCGTGCTAAGCCAGAGTAGCACAGAGAGACATGCCGATATAGCAATACCAAATGGAGATGATTGGAACAATATTACACAGAAATATTTTGCAGAGAAAAAGAGAGAATATGCTTCTCCTGTCAAAACCGGATTCGAATATGATAATGTCTATATTTTTTCAAAAGAAATCCCGACATGGGAGAGTCGTAAACCCGTATTTTTCTGGCGTGGTATGGGAACTGGTTGTGGAAATACAATCGAAAACAATCCTCGTTTAAAATTAACCGATCTCTCTCAAAAAGAATCGCTAAAGTCCTTTTTAGATGCAGGAATTACGAAATTCACGAGGCGAGACAAGAAAGTGCAAGGACAGCCTTATGTGGAATATACGGAAAAAATACCCGGACTAGTGTTTAAAGACACCGTAGACCGGTTCGAACAATTAAAATATAAATTCACGCTAAATGTGGAAGGTAATTCCGCAGCATATCGTTTTGGTTCTCTCTTTAAATTCGGGTTTTGCATATTGAACGTAGAATCGAAATACACGGTATGGTTTGAACCGTTTTTAAAGGACATGGAACATTGTATTTTCGTGAATGCGGATCTAAGTAATTTAGAAGAAAAGATGGAATGGTGTCTCTCGCATGATGCCGAATGTAAAAAGATTGCCGAAAATGCCCGGAAATTCTACGATCAATATTTCACTAAGGATTTCGTTTTCGATTATTTAGCCGATATTTTCAATAAAACCGCATCGATGATAGGACCGAATTATCAAGTAGATGAACAGGAACAAATACGTAGAAAGAAGGATAAGAAATACAAGGCATTTGAATTTATAGCATATGAAACCATTATCTCTCCAGAAATGAACAAATATAAGGAACGATATACATTAAATAATGGTGTTTTTACTTCCAACAATCGTTCCGTTCCAACAGGAACCATGATTATTGTTCCATTTCGAGAGAATAAATACCAGAATCGTGCAGAACAACAAGCACAATTTATCCGGCATTATTCGGCATTAAATATACCAATCTTGATCGTGATACAGAGTGATGATGGATACGGATTTAATCGTGGAAAATTGCTAAATATAGGATATCATTTCACCATCTCTCAAACTAAAAAGAAAATAGATACGTTTATTTTCCATGATGTCGATTTACTTTTTCCCAACGATTTTGTAAATGCGTATTATGGAACAAAAACGGGAGGAGAAATTGTGCATTTTGGGAAGAATGTGGAGGATTATTATTCCTATGATCATTTTCTGGGGGGAGTGATACAATTTTCGAAAGATGCTTTTCAAAAAATAAATGGATTTCCGAATCATATTTACGGATGGGGAGGAGAAGATGATGCGCTGAAAGTGAGAATTGCATCTGAAAAAATGAAAGTAAATAGACCGGATGTTCCCAAAATGAAAGCGAAATTAGAATTCGGTCCAGGAGAGAGAGAAACGATTGATATACCTGAAATGAAAGCGAAATTTAAGAACGAGGATTTATTGGTGGATGAAAGTATATGGAAAATGAATGGTATAAATTCTCTCCTTTATAAAGTGACGGATCAAAAGAAGATAAGTCCGGGAGTATATTCTATCACGGTGGATATTCATTAAGGATGTTTAGGAAAAAATATAAACAAATAGCGTCAAAAATAGAAAGATGCGTAACTACAAATCTCTCGTTTTTCATATCATTGGTGCGAAAAAAGAGGTATGTATTGCATCGAATGAAATATATCAATATGCCATAGATCATTACTTTACCACTAAAATAATACAAAAAAATAATTTATCTCGCGAATTACATTCAAAAACGATTCATCGTTTATACATTCATGAGTGTGATGAACTGAAATGTGAGGAAATAAAGGAAATCAAAAATATACAACCTTCACTCCACTATAAAAGTCCAACTTTTTCCTATGCCATTTATGTGAACCAACCACCTTTTTTCTGTCCATATATTGATATGGTGTATACATTAGACGATAAAAAAAATGAGAAAAATAAAAGGTTATATCCTTTATTATTTATGAACCGATAAAAAACATGAAATGTTTATCCCCGATAAAAAACATGAAATGTTTATCCCCGATAAAAATATAAAAATATGTTTACAAACTAAATAAACATGTTTGTTTTACTTTGGCTTTTGTATACCCAGATTCATGCCCATATGTTTTCATTACCAAAGAAATTCGTGTCCATCTCTCAAAAAATAGAAATAAAACATATCGATACAGAATCGAGAGAAATTCTCCAAAAACTAAATGGGTTTTATGGATTAATCGGTCCAGATTTAGAAAGAAAAAAAATCAAAAGTATGTTTGATTTATTTATGGGAAATGGAATGATCCAAGGTATTTTTATAGAAAATGGAGAATTAACCTTTGTAAAAAATGAAATCAAGACAGATAAACGAAATTTAGAAACCTTTCAATTACCACAAAAAAAAATCTTTCCGAATATAATGGGTGTAGCAAACACCGCATTTTTACAGTGGAATGATAAAACATATGCTCTTTTTGAAAGAGATCATCCCTACGAAATCCACATAAATAAAGAAACAAAACAAATCGAAACGGTAGGAAAGAAGAAAATAGAGGGTTTAGCACATTTCAGTGCACATCCAAAAATAAAGCATACCTATGTAGAGACAATTGATTATGACGTATTGCGTAAAAAAACGACCGTGTTTCAATACGACCATGAATTTAGGTTATTATCTTCCTTGGAAATTCCTATGAAATATTTTCCAATCATACATGATTTTATTTCAACGAGAGATTCCATGGTGTGTTTAAATAGTGCATTTATGTGGAACATATCTATTTTACCTCGACTTACCGGTAAATTTCAATTAGATACCATAAAACCTGGTATATTTTTTCATGTAGACCGTAATACCGGTAAAATAATTCGATATTATACGGAAAAAGGTATCTATATTTTTCATTATGCAGATGTATATGAAACCGAGAATGAAATGGAAATATATGCACCTATATATGAATCTCTCGATTTTTCCAATTTAAAATTAGAAGGAAAATATCGAAAAATAATATTGGATAAACGAACCAATAAAATCCATATAGAAAAAAATATAGAATTAGAAAAATGGAATGTTGAGTTTCCAGTTCCTTTTTTACATGAAAATAAGAAAAAAATATTATTGAGATGTGTGGATACAGAACAGAATACTGGATTTATGATATGTCATAAATTAAAAATCGAAAAGGTGATATTTTTTCCAGGAAAATGTATATGTGGGGAACCTTCTATTGTGGAAATAGAAGAAATACCATATGCGGTGTTTTTTACAGTAGACAATAATGACAATGGTTTTTTTACAATAGTAAATATTATCACCGAACAAAAAATAGAAATTAATTTATATATGAAATTACAGATAGGGTTTCATGCAATATACACACAAACGAAATAATCTAGCAAAAAAAGAGGATATTCTGTGTTATATTTTATTATGATAATAATAAAATATATTATTAATTATATAAATATGGCAAGTAATTCTAAACCTTTTCTTGTGTTACTGAATGGTAATGACTTTAATAACGATCCTAATTTTAGGATTCCTGTTCTGGTTACTACTTCCAATGGTAATAGAGTTTATAATTCTTCTTTTAGTATTAATCAAAGCAGCCTTCTAAATTTTTCATATAGAAATGGTGATATTCGGGTTGGTGACTGGATCACTTCTAGCAAACTTGGTTATACTTATAGGTTTTTTGATATTTCTTATATTGCTGGGGTTGCTGGTAGATCGTTTACTGCTTATTTAGAAGATGTAAATAACTATAATTTTTTGATTGATATTAAAGGTGGTGTTTCAAAAGGGGCCCCTTCTCCTTTCTTTGATAATTTCTTTGTTTTTAGATTAAACAGTAATGGTATGCCGGAATTAACTTCATATCCACTTCCTGGAACAGGTGACTGTTTTAGTAACATTCTGGGAAGATTTAATCGGATTGGAGTTCAAAGTCAATTTATTAATGTTTTTCAACCAGGTAATAATTTCCAAGTAGGAACTCCTATTTATTTATCCACCGATGGTTCTTATAATAACGCATTAACACCGGATAATACAGATAAAATACTAGGAGTAGTATCATCCATTAATAGTAGTTTACCTGGATGGTTTACCTATAAAGCATTTGGAACTTACTATTTAGATATAAGTAGTAATTTTCCTGGATTAAAAATAGTATC